GTCTTCCAGAAAAACTTCGATGAGCTTCAGCGCCCCTTTGAGCCGGTCAACGTGTTGCTGATTATCGGCTTTCTTGGCAGGGTCGTGAGCGAACTGCAAGGCGCTCCAGTCTTTGAGATACCAGAACTTGTAGATCCACGAGTCCTCACCTTCCAGAGCGGGGTTGGTGTCTGCGATCCAGAGATGCTGCCACTTCTTGAGATAGGGCCACCGCAAAAGTTCATACGACATGGTGAGAATCTGCGGGTCTTTGAAATTTGCCAGTTCGTTGAGCCAGATCATCGTCCAGCGCGAGGACTTGAGCTTCTGCTGAATCTCGCAGTCGTGTTCGACGGGCAGAACGCGGATCTCCGATTCGCCGCCGTACATGTTGCTCACGCGCAGATACGGGGTGCGCGTCGGCCCGTCGGTCTTCCAGCCTGGTATGCCGTCCCTGTCGAACGTGGTGTAGTTGAAGCCGATGTTGGCATAGATCCACTCCGGAAACACAATCCGCGTGATGTCGTTGGCGACGCCTGAGTTGGTGACATTCTTGGTCGTCTTGTGGACGATAGCCGTCATCGCCCCGGGCGTCTCCCACAGATGCCGGGCGAGTCTATGGATCACGGCCAGAGTTTTCCCAGACTCTCTCGGACCACAGATTAAGGCAGCCGTTGCGCACTCGGGATGAACGTCTCCGGCTTCCTGCTGCGTGCCGAGGTTGAAGATTTCTTGCTGTTTTGTGAAGAGAGATGGAAGCCAGGGCGACTCGTTTTGCAACATGTCGCAAATCTAACTTGCCAAAAGGCGTTTGGCGAGTTTAGATTGCAAGCCATGAATGTGATTATGACGATTCCACAGGAACAAGTTGACGAACAGCTTCAAGGATGCGCCGACGGCGAGACGGGCGATTTCACTTTGACTGGAGCGACATTCACAGTGGTCCCGGGCGTGGGTGCGGTGGTGCATGGTGATACCGTCAGCAAGTCTGGCGGAGCCGAGACGCCGAAGGAAACCGCACTGGGCGAGGAAATGCCGCTGATGTCGCCGACCGTCAAGGCGGTCGTCGGGCGTAAGACAGCACCATGATCGATGTCCGAATACTGGAGGCGAAAGGCTGTTCCGCCAAGGCGTGGCGCAAGATTTTCGAGAACAGAATACGCCAGAGGCCGCTGCGCAAGAACGGCATCGTCGAGGATACCGCCCCCAAAAGGGACAGGATCGATGCGTTGATGGAGCGGATGTGGAACCGCATCATCGCGGGCCGCGACTGGAACTTCTCCAACTTCGCCACCATCCACGCGATGGATCTGATCTGGGACGCACCGGGCCGGCAGGTCAATCCAACGCTCATCTCGTCCATCTGCGCCAAGCACGGCAAGAACACCGAGGACATCAAGAGTGCCCTCAAAGGTCTGGGGCTGGACTTCGACTCCGTGATTGTGGACACGGACAAGACCGATGTCAAGACCGGCAGGCCGATTCAAGCGGTCAACGTGCCGTCATTCTTCGCCATCATGGTGCCTCTGGCCCGGGCGATGGCCACCGCCCGGCGCGCGCGCGTGATAAACGAGCGGAACCGTGAACCCTTCTTCGAGTTCAAGGCGGCAACCCAAAGCAAGTTGAATCGCGTGCGTTGCGAGGTTCTCACAAGCCGCGTGCAAGAGTCGGCCAAGGCGTACGACTACCTGGGGTCGCTCAATCAGGCCGTTCTTCAGATGTTCCTCTATCCGACTGGCTGCCTGGTGTTCACCAGAGAGGAATGGGATTACGTCGAGCAACTGCGCAGGACCGATGGTGGCAAGGACGAGGAATACGTGGTCCAGGAAGGATTGCGTTACTTCACGCCGCACCCGTCGCGTATGTTCTGGGACATGGCCCACCCGATGCGCACGTTCAATACCGACACGGGCTGCGAGTTTGCCGGTTACTGGCAGGTGATGCGTTACGGCGACGTGCTCGACAATGATGGGTTCTACAACAAGGACAAGATCACAATCGGCAACACCGGCTGGTTCAGCGCCGTTCCATCCTTCTGGACGACGGTTTACAGCGGTTGCACGCTCAAGATCCCAAGCATCCCCATCAATGGCACCACGGGGGAGGACCGCGAGGAATACCTTGCGACAGCCTGCTATGGCGGCGACATGCGTGATGCGTCGATGATGCTCTGTGAATATCGGGAGAAGCTCAACCCCAAGCAGTGGGGTCTGGGCGACTACGACTATGACGTGTGGTGCCGGTTCGTCGTGGCTGGGGACGGGACAATCGTTTATGCGGCGCCGGTGGGTTACACGCCCGTTTGCGTTTTCCGGGACAACGGCGACGACAAACGTGTGAGCGACGCATCGCTGGTGCTCCAACTGTCCCCCTACCAAGATCAACTTTCCAACCTGTTCACGCAGTTTCTTCTGACCGTGAAACAGAATCTCGCCAACTTCACGATGGTTGATGGCGACGTGATAAACACCGAGATGGTGAAGAAGCTCACCAACGACGGCGAGACATACTTTCGCGGGCTGAACATCTACACCTACAGCGGCAAGAACCTTTTGCGGATGGCGGCGTTGCAGTCCGATCCGCGGGCCACTGCGGTAATCTCGCATCGGTTTCCGCCACTGGACACCAACGGCATTGTGCTGGCGATGAAGCTGATGATCGACATGGCCGAGCGCGTTCTTCAGTTCAGCAGCCAGGAAGTGGCCCAAGCCGCCAGCCACGAACAAACGAAGGCTGAGATCAATCAAGTTGCCGCATCGACGACGAACATCGTCGAATACACAGGCATCGCGATTGACGCGGGCATGAACGCAATGGCCCACCAGAATTATGAGGCGCTGATGAATTACGGCGAAGATGAGTTCTACGCTCAGATTCCCAGCGACCACGAGTTGTCGGAAGAGAAACTCAGGCAGCTTGGCATTACGCAGGACGAGGATGACAAGGAGGAAACGCACGACAAGAAGATCCGCGTGAAAGCCAAGAAATCCGCGATGCAACTGAACGCCTTCGCCACTGTGCCGCCTTCCAACAAGCGGCAGACCAGTTGGGAAGCGGCTCAGGCCATCTCGCAGTTCTACGCCACGATCCTTCAGAATCCGGTCGTGCAGATGGCGCTGGGGCCGCAGCAGATGGTCGAGATCGCCAATCAAATCGCCAAGCTGGCGGGGCTGCATCTTGACGCTGATCTGCGTGATATGACCGAGGAGAACCAGAAAAAGCAGGCCAGCGACCTGCTCAAGCAAGCCGTTGACGCCGTTCTTGGCATCGTCCGAACCGAAACCAAACATGGTTTGGAGGTCATCATGTCCGAAATAAAGGACTTGGCAACGAAGGTGAACGGTGTTATGGAAGCTCTCGGATTAAATGCAACTGCAACTCCAAACACGCCTGCTGGACCAGACGGAGCAGGCAGCCCTTCAATCGTGGCTCCTGTCCCCGTCGGCCCACCTGTTCCGGCAGTTGCTCCAAACGCAATGCCTCTTGGCGCAGCTTGAAGCAGGCCAGGAGGCTGTTCGTTTCTTGCATAGGCCACCAGATGTTCTGGCCGAATATCTCAAGGAACACACCGAAGCGTCACTGCGTTTCTCGCTTTGGCTTGAGTACATGGATTCACTTGCAACCGGCAAGGAAGTGCCGAAACTTTTGATGAACGCAATCCCTGAACCGTTGAGCGCATGAAGAAACCCACCGACGAACTGGTCAAGACCGACGAACCGCCCCAAACTGCCGACGACAAGAAGCCGACGCCCACAGCCGATGAACTGGAAGCGCGCGCCAAGGAAGTCGTGGCGAGCATGTTCCCGGCACCAGGCGGCGCAAAGAAGGTCGAACCGAAGAAAGAGGAACCAGTTGCTCCGCCGCCACCGCTGCCCACCGCCGCGCCCGCCGCGCCCACCGCCGCGCCCGAGCCTTCGGCCAAGAAACCGCTGCCGCCGCCGATTGCCGAGGCCATCAAACCCGAGTCTCTGCAAGTGCCGCCGCCCGCCAAGCTGGATGTCAAACCGACAATCTCCAAGGATCTGACTGAGGAGGATCTGGAAACGCTCGATGTGCTGGCGCAGATGGTCAAAGACGGCAAAGCCGATCCCGCCATAGTGGAGCGCACGAAAAAGTTTTGGGCCGACGAAACGGCTTACATCGCGAAATGGACCAAGGAAAATCCGGGGGAGAAGTTCGACGCGGACAGTATGGACCATTCCGAGTTCTACGAAAACAACGAGCCGAAGTACGATGAGCGGGAGTTCAAGCGCGCTCAGAAAGTCAGGGTTGAGGAGAAAATCGAACACAGGATCGAGGAAAAGATCAAGAAGGAGACGGAGGTCCAGATGTATCAGCGCGACCTGCGTGAGCAGGCACCCAAGACTGCCGCAGCGGTGGGGGACGCCATCGTTGAGATGGTGGCCGAGGCGGGGTTCAAGGAACTCATGCAGAAGGACGGCAAGCTCGTTCTGTCGAAGGAAATCGAGGATGAGATCGACAAGGCCAGCCCGCACGCCCGCACGATCCTGATGGACGAGGCGGAGTTGCTCTCCGCGCAAATTGCCGAGATCGACAAACTCCAACACTTCCCCGGCAAGTATCAGATCGAGCCGGGCATGTCAGTGAAGCTCGGCAACGGCGCCTACATTCAACCGCACCGGATGCTGACAGATTTTGCTGTGAACTTGGAACGCGACCTTGCATCGCTGCCTCCACAAGACACCGTTCGCAACGGAAAACGGTTCGCTACGCAAACGGAATTCACGGTGCAGGTGAACAGAATCATGGCCTCTCCATTGCCGGTGGCCAGCAAGCAAGCGGAGTTTGATCGGCTCACTGCGGCCTACTACACAGTCGGCTGGGAAGACATCAAAGTGGCCCTGATCGCGCAACATTCAACCCATGCAAGAGCCAAAATCGACCAGTTCGGCGGCATCAACAAGACAGTAACCGCGCCACCGGCGGCAAAAGCAGGGGCACCCGCCCCCGCCCCGTCCATGCCGGAATTCAGAAGCGGCGGCAAGGCTCCGTCGCTCTCGTCCGCGTCCGAGAACACGGACACTGCGAGAAAAACGTCATTCCAAAGCGGAAAAACAGCAGACGATATTGTGCGAGCCATGTTCACATAGAAAACTTGTGACGGAACAAGTCAGCAATGACGCTGGCCGTTCCGCACAAGTCTATGCCTGATAATGTAGTAATCTCGGAACGGTTCGTAAAGCAGTGTTCGCCGGTCATCTCGACCAATTACGACACTTGCGGCTCCGTCACACGGGCCACCATCGCACATCTCACCCCGTCGCAACTGGATGACATCTTTTCACCAGGTGGCCTCTTCGCCGATCTCGACGCATGGTTCAAGCACTCCATCGAAATGAAGGCGTGCGGCGTTCGCATCAACGTCATGTATGACTGGATCATGGCCAATGCGGATCGCACGGAATACCGCGCGGCGGTGTCCGGCACCAAGGGCGTCAAGACTGAATCCCTGTTGCACCCGTTCATTCTGGGCAGTCAGGAAACGGTTCTCAACCCGTCCTACTGGAAGATCGTGGCCGGCAAAGCCGGTTCATCCATCGGCGCGGCTGCGGGCACTCCCGACACCCTTGATGACAATGACGAAACCTTCCTCACTCGCGCCGTAACAGGCAGTGCCGTCAATCCTGACGCGCAAACCACCGCGGATGGCTCGACTGTCATCGCCTATGACACGAGCGGCGTCAATTTCATCCGGCTCACGAATCGTTTTGGAATTCCTGCTGACCCAGGTCTGTTCCTGCCGCGCAACACCATCCACATCTTCACCCGAAGCTCTGGTGGCGTATCCCAGCATGGCGAATGGCGCATCTTGGGGACAGCGGCGGGCACGACCACAGACGGGTACGAGGCTATCGATCTGGCCATCTACAGCCAGAACGGTGGCAGTGCCGAGCCGTACGAGACTACGCCCACCGCTACGACTGGCGGTG